TTAGGACACCAGATTTTCAATCTGGGAAGAGGGGTTCGACTCCCCTAGGGACTGCCATCGGACGGCCGTAGCGACTTGATGTTGCTCGACTTTGGAGGGGTGGGGCAAGGCCCACCCCAACAAACACCCCAACGTACGTTGCTGCTTCGCAGATTGTGTCGGCCCGGCGTTGTTCATCGGACCATAGCCTCCAGCCAATGCACTGCGTCCGCGAAGGCCGGCCCGTCGGTATCATCAGTGCGCAACCCTCGCTCGAACGAAAGGCCGGCTGCCTTGAGCTTTGCCAGCGCGTCGGCGCCAGACCGGATCGAACCCCGTCGGACAGCATCCTCCATTGTCGTGAGGCGATGGAACTGCCTTGAGGCTTCCGGCTCAGGGAATTCGTGCGCGTCGATGCGGCGGCGCAGAGCCTCAGCGTCGCGCCAAATCTCGGCGATCGTCCGCTCGATGTGGGTGGACGTAGTCAGCATGATCGGACCTCCGGTGAATTGCGCGTCAGTTGGGCCGGCGGGGGCTTCGACCTTCCCGTCGGACCGCATCCGTGGTACCACGTTTTCATGGCCGAGCAAGAAACTTTGCAACCACGGAAACGCGGTCCGGCGCCGACGGGCAAGGGGAGGCCTGTACAGGTGCGCCTACAGCCCGCTGCGCTCGCCATGCTCGACTTGTGGATCACCCACCAGCCGAGCCCCATGAGCCGCCCTGAGGCCATCCGAACACTCATGATGGCGGGATTGCACCTGGTCCATGGCGACCACACCAGGACCGGCCAGATCGGGCCGCTGTGGACGGGTCCCGACGCAGAGTGTTAGCCGGCGCGATTGCGCCCCCGTCGAGTGTCCGCCATAGTTGAGTTGGGGCCCGGGGGCAGGCATGACCAATTCGGATGACCGCGACCGCGAGATCGCGGAGTTGAAGGCGCAGGTTGAACGCCTGAGCGCCGGCAAGACGGCCCCTCCGAAGGTCGAGGTTACGGGTGGCCCATCGTCCGGCGGTGGCTTCAAGGGCGGCTTCTTTGGTTGCCTGGGTGTCGTGGCCGCTATCGTGGTGCTGCTCGTTGCGCTGATCGCCCTCGGGCAGTGGGGAAAGTCATTCACAGGGAGCGCGGTCTCGTCCAGCTCGTCGGGGGCAGGAGGTGCTACGTCAGCGGCGCCGCAGGCAGCGGCCAATGCTGCCGACGGGGCAGCGAACTCATCGGCCTGGACCTATTCTCAGGAGGCCGACGCGCTCCACGACACCAAGACGAAGGTGGCCTGTACGACGTCGACCGATCAGGTCCACCTGGATTTTCCGTACCATGACACCGACGCTAGGCTTTGTATTCGGTCAGGGCCTCGGTTTGGGACCGATGCTTTTGTTCAGTTGAACGGGGACGGTCAAATCCTGTGCGGAATCGACTCCTGTACGCTCCACCTGAGGTTCGACAAGGGTGCCGTTCAGAACTTCCCAGCAGTGCCTGCCGCCGACAACTCATCCAACATTATCTTCATTCGGCGCACCCCTGCGCTGATCTCGAAGCTTCGGGGCTCTGGGACGGCGGTCGTGGAATTGCAGCTATTTCAGGCGGGCGTCCAGACGCTCACCTTCCCGACGGCCGGATTGAAGTGGCCCTGAACCAATAGGGGGCGGACATAGGCCGCCGAGCCCTGCGGCGGTATATTTGGATGACGGACGAGCTAGAACAGCGCGTGGCGGCTGTCGGTGGACATACGTCCTGTCGGGGGTGAGGTCCGGCGCAGTCAGCAGCAGGTCTTGGCCGACCAATCGCTTCAAGGTGGGTCGGTCCAAGTCCATGACCCAGCGATTGTCCGCTTCGCGGATCGCGATGCGCGAGACATGGCTGAATTCGTCGAGTTCAACCACGACAACTCTGGTAGGGTGGTGCGCAAGCTCCGTTCGGCAGACGTCATGTAGAGCCACGGGGCACCTCGTCGACTACCTGCAAGCCGTAGCACGAATTCTCGCACAACCCCAAATCGACCGCCCCTACCTCAGAGGTTAGCTTCGATATCCTTCACCAGGTTGGGCCACCCCACGCGCTCGATGCTCCGGAGGAGGGCGATCGAGACAGATTCTTTGAGGGCTTCAATCCCTGGGGGTCCGACCGTCTCGGCTATCGTCGCCGAGGCCAAGCCGACCAGGCCGCCTTTGTCATCAAGGTCAGCGCCGAGGATCGACTTGGCGTTCGCGTATTCCTCTGCCCTGGCGTCGATGAAGCGCAGAATATTGTCGCGGGAAACCGGCGCATCTGGGTCGCCTGCATCGTCATGGATTGTCTCGATTACGTTGGCCACCAACTGGATCGAGTCATTGACGGGAGGATCGCAGGCATCCCGCAACAGCTCGCTCGACCGCCGGTAAGCCAAGCGATCCACTAGGTGGACAAAGAAGGCGCATCCTTCGAGGATCAACAGCATCTCGCTATGGTGCGAGAACAGGAGCTGGGAGCCCTTGCGCAGCATGATACGGCGGTAGTTTGGCGGGGTCGGGACCGCCCGCTGGGCGAAGGTTCCAAACTCCTCGATGACGTCGTCGGCAAAGATGACCGGGGCCGTGCCAAGGTTGAGACGAAGATCGCTGAGCGCGTTCTTGAGGCGACCCTTGCGGGTGAATCCCTTGGCCAACTCGGCCCCCAATGGCCATCGAAGGGGCGAGCTTACCGGGCGATGGCCGAACATCAACCTGGGACGTAGAGCCCGCCCAGGAACTCCTAGGGCCGCGGCGTGCGGATGAAATCGTCCGTCCAGGTCAGCGTGTCGAAGACCGCGTCGCTGGGGCGTTCGTCGTAGTCCTGCATGGACCTATGCATCTTTCCAAGATGGGCGCGGAAGGCGCCGGCGAAGCCGGGGTCGCGCTCATCGAGGGTCAGGACCAAACAGGCAGTCAGGGCCGCGATAGCCCTATTGGTGTCGGATGCGGGATCGGCGGGTTGCTGCATTGCGTTGAACCTTTCTTCGCGGGGCGAGCCCCTTAGAACGGAATCTCGTCGTCCAGGTCGGCGGAGAAGCTCTCGCGGGGGCCGGCCGGTTGGGCCCTGGCGCCCGCGGACTGGAAGCCGCCGCCGCTGTAGCCGGCGGAATCGTCGTCACCGCCGCCGCGGCCGTCGAGCATGGTCAGCTCGCCGCGGAACTTCTGCAACACGATCTCGGTGGAGAACTTTTCCTGGCCGGACTGGTCGGTCCATTTGCGGGTCTGGATCGAGCCCTCGATATAGACCTTGGCGCCCTTCTTCAGATAGCTCTCGGCCACCTTGACCAGGTTGTCGTTGAAGATGACCACCCGGTGCCACTCGGTCTTCTCCTTGCGCTCGCCGGACTGGCGGTCGCGCCAGGTCTCCGAGGTGGCAAGCCGAAGGGTGGCAATCCTATCGCCGCCGTTGGTCGTGCGGATTTCCGGTGCGGCGCCGAGGTTGCCGACCAGGATGACCTTGTTGATTGAACCCAAAGCAGGGCCTCCTTGCTAGATCGAGACGATCGATTGAGGGCTGTGGTTCTTGGCGGCGACGGTTTGGATGACCTCCGGCGGATCGATCGACATTCGCCGCGAGACCTCGTCGACCCAATAGAGCTGATCCCAGGTGGTGCCGGTGCCGGAGATCTGAACCTGGTTTCGTGCGGTCAAGGTGGTGTCCATCGCCATCTCGATCTCGATCAGTCGCTCATGGCGGCTGATGTCTTCGGCCTTGGCGTTCGCGATTTGCTGAGCCTTGTCCTTGGTCAGGCCCGGAATGACGAAGGTGTAGACCTGCGCCGCGCCACCCGAGACTTGGCTCTTTCGGGCCTTTTGGGCCTTGGATTGGACCTGAAAGCGAGCCGACTGCTTGTGGTTCCAACTGAGCACGTTGACGATGACGTCCGACGCCAAGGTCAGGTTGCGCTTGGTGGTGAGGCGCATGAACGGCGCCTGGGCCGACCATGACGCCGAGGGCGGCGTCCAGGCGATTGGGATGGGCGTTCCTTGCACCTGGTCGACCGGCACGAAGTTCAAGGTGCTGCCCGAGACCCAGACGCTGAACCCTTCCTCCTGAGCGAGCCAGCAAAGCAATTGCCACTCGGTGACGTCGTCGGTCATCCGGTCATGGTCGATTTCGTAATAGTGGCCGATCTTCGTCGTGGTGGCCGTCACGTTCGCCATAAGGCCACGTCGCGCGGCGAGCGTTTGGACCACCTGAGAGGACGTCTGATTGCGGAAGTTTTCGGCCGTCCGATTATCGAGGAAGAGCGCGGTCTTATCGCGCCCCTTCATGTGGATCATCTGAGTCGACCAATCCACGTCGAAATCGTCGACGTTGCCCAGGACGAGGCTGGCAGGCGTCGAGCCGTCCACCGAGACCCGAATGTCAGCCTCGATTGTGTCGATGTTTGAGAGGTCGGAGACCTTCAGCCCGGTCGGCATTGCCGACATTGGCGCCGACAGCGTGAAGGAGTCCGCGCGGTAGAAGGAGTTGGTCGAGACTTCCCACTCGGTCCAGGGAATTTCCGTGCCGTTGAGAAAGACAGCCCCTCGAGGCTGCCGCGCGGCCGAGGTGGCCAGCGATTGGGTCATGCAAGTACCTTCGGTTGGATCAGGGAAGGACGGCGGCGCTGGCTACATCGACGAGATGTTGAGGCTGATCGGCGAGTAGCCGGCGCGGTCATCGAACATGGCGCTCGAATGATCGGGGCCGTTCGCCCCGGATGCCATGTGGTGCGCGACCACTTTGCCCGCCGCGCGACCGTCTATGTAGACGTTACCGACCACGCCACGGCCCGTGCGCGTGCCGGGAGGTGGCCCGCTGGGCGATAGGGTATAGGGCCCACTGGGGAAGTTTCCGCGGCCCCCATGACCCTGGCTCCATGGCGTCGTGGGGGTCACGCCCAACAGGCCGTTTAGGGCGTCTGCGGCGGCCTTCAGGAGGGGCGGGAGGCCGACTACGGCGGCGGCTAGCGCCACGAAAAGCGCGCCCACCGCTGTGCTCAGGGCAAGGATACCGCCGGCCTCGACTCCCTCAAGGGTTCCGAAGATGCCGGCGATGCCTTTCCCGACGTTGGCGAACAGGCCAGGCATGCCCGGTCGGAATAGACCGAAGATGTCCCCCAGGCCCTTCGCCACCTCCGGCGCAACCTTGACGGCCGCGCTCTCGGCGCCGCCAAGGCCCAGCCGCCCGAGCACGCCTTTTGCGATGCTCAACATCGAGCGAACGCCAATGACGCCCAGCACGCCGGCGCCGATCCCCAGACCCGCATCGACAGCGCCCGACGCGCGCGGGTGGCCCCCGAAAAAGTTGGCGAGCGCTTCCATGGGGCCGGCTGCCCAGCTGGCGGCTTTGCCTGCGGTTTTCGCCGCGGGGTCGCCAAGGTTCGTCTTGAGCCGGTCGAATTGGGTCTGAAGCGCTTGGGTCGACGTGGCCAGGTTGCCCATCGCCGCGGCGACCGCCTGTTCGGGGCTCATCGCCTTGTTCAGGCGGTCGATGTCTTTGGCAAAGCGGCCACCGGGACCAGTCTGCCACCCAAGAATCTCCGCGACCTGTTGGCCGGTGGTCCGATAGAACATCTGCCGGATAATCTGGTCACGGGCCGAGGGGTTACCGTGAGCCGCGGCGTCGACCTTCGGGGCGAAATATCGCTGAAACCACAGATCGGGGTCTGACTGGAGCAAGTCTCGGCCGGGGAGGGCGTTTCCGAGATTGAAACTCCCGTGCGGCCCCAACTTCACCTTGCGCCGGTCGATCAGGCCGATTGCCTCGCCCTCGGCCAGGGCCGTCTTGGAGATGTGCCCCCCAATCAGGGCGTTCATCACCTGATTCAGGCTGCTCCCGTAGTTCGAACCGCCCAGTTCCTGCGCGGCGACCATGCCCGGGCCGTACAGGAAGCGGTCGGACAGGTAGCGCGACGCCAATCGGCCGTACTTGACCGTCTGAAAGGCGACGTTCGGATCGAAGTTCTCATCACCGAACGCTTCCTGGCCGCGAAGGACTGCGGTCAGGGCGCGCGAGACTTCCTTGGGGTCCTGGGCCAGCCCGCGCATTTCGGTTGAACGCAGGATTTTGAAGATCTGATCTTCAGCCGTGGTCGCCGCGCCCTCGGGGTCCTCTGGGTGGCGATACTTGACAGCGGATAGGTAGGCAGCCGCCGTGCCCAGGTTCTTCATCGCGACCTTGGGGTCGCCGTAGACCATCGAAGTTTCGGCGGTGAGCTTTACAAGCTCGCCCTCCGTCAGGTTCTTGTATTGGGCGGCCACCCTGCCGGCGTTGGACCGCACGGCCTTCATCTCGTCAGGCGAGAATCCGGCCGTCTGGAGCCGGTACATGGTCTGTTCAAGCTCGGCGCCCTTTTTGATGAGCTTGTCCATGACCCCGACCAGAGCCACCGCGCCGCCGATCGCAAAGGCGCCGATGATCGCGGTCTTCAGCGTCTGGAGCCCACCCTTCAGGGCCTCGACCTTGCCGTGAACCCCCAGGATTTCGCGGCCGAGAACACCGAGCACTGCCTCGCCGTTGCTGGCGAGCAGCAGTTCGATTCCAACCTTGTAGTCGGACATTTACTTGCCCCTGATGTGGATGAACAATTCCCCGGCCACTGCGTCCGCGGCCTCCTGGCCCTTGCGCGTTGCGGCGGGCCCCATGAACGGGCGCGGTGGGGCGTGCATGGATCCGAACTCCATGTCGGCCGCCACGTCGGCGACCAGCGCGCCCTCCGGCTCGACCTCGCCCGTATCGCCAGGCACTCCGACCAAGGCCCGCTTGGCGTCGACCACTTCGTGGGTGATCGCGCCGCGCAGGGTCTCCGAGCGGAGCAGGGGGTCATTCGGGGCGTAGCCCTTCCGGGCGCGCTCCTCTTGGGTCGACTCGGCCAATTCCGCCCAGCCTTCCTGGTAGGTGCCGAGGGACGCCTTGGCTTCGGTCTCGATGATCTGCGCGGCCTTATCCAGGCCGCGCCTCTCGACCGCCTCGGCCTCGACCGCCAAGCCTGCGAAGGCGGCGGCGAGGTCGGCCAAGCTGTTGAAGCTTTTCAAGTCTGTTTCTTCCAGGTGAGGGCGCCCCAATCCCATTCGCCCCCTTCGAACTCACCGAAGGTGATCGCGAACGCATCGGCCCAAACCTCGTCCATCCCGAACGCTTCGCTGAAGGAGAGTCCGTTGCGGATGAGCCATGCACGGGCCTTGAAATCGGGGCGCCTCGTCAGTTTTTTACCGCTTCCACATGGTCGGCGCTCGCCTGCCCAGGCTCGGCCGCGCTGATCCATCCGGCGTCGCGCCAGCCGCCGAGAACCGCCGCCATGCCCTCTTCGTCCAAGACTTGGACGACCAGGTCGATTTCCCGCCGGGTGTTGACGGCGAAAGGCTCGCCGTCGATCGCCGTCACGCTGGCGCCCAGGTTGGCGTACAACATGAACGCGCCGTTTTCGGCGGCCTCCGCGCCGACCGCCAGCGCGAGACGCATGCGGTCGAGGGCCGTCAGCTTCCTGACTGCGATCTGCCTGCCGCTGGTGGTGGTGACGGTGATGGCGCGGCACTCGGCGGGCGCCGAGGCCTGGGATTCGGTTTCGGGGGTCGACTTGCTGCGAACGCGCACGGTAGCCATTGGAATTCTCCGGGTTCAGACAAGTGCGATCGTCCGCCGGCGTTGGGCGGCGGAGGATTCGCGATTGGGGGCTGAGGAATTGGCGGCGACAGGGGCGCCGGGGATCAGGAAGCGGCGACGTGTCCGGCCGAGAGGATCGCGGCGCATACGTCCAGGTCGTTCTGCAGGTAGCTCGCGGCGTGTTCAGCGAGAGACGCTTGGGGAACCGGCGACGGGTTTTGATGCATGAGGGTCTTGGCGAACGGTGGGAGCGCCGCGATCACCGGATAGGGCCGCGTCATCCCCTCGAAATGCGACACCAACGTGCCGCCGCGAACGTGCGGGATGGCGTCGGCGATATCAAAGCCAAGCTGTGTGTACCTCTCGAATATGCGTTCCAGCGTTTGAGCCGCAGCGTCGAAGTCTTTGCCGGCCTGAATCCGCGCCCTGATCAGATCGGCGAGCGCCGCGGCGTCAGCCCGGAGCCTGGCCGACTTTTCGTCCGCCGCTGCCGCCTTATGGAGCCGCTTGGCTTCCTCGCGGCCAGCCTTCAGCTCGGCGAGGCGGGTTTCGAGCCCGATGCTCCTGGCGGCGTCCTTTCCGGCTCCATCGGCGCCGCCGGCGGCGACCTCGCCGGCCCGCCGAGCCACGTTGGCGGCGATGTCCGCTTCCGCAGAGATGATCTGGCGGTCAAGTTCCGCGATGCGGGACGTCCAGAACGTCGAGTCTTGGGGGGTAGTGGTCATCAACGAGTGGTCCTTCCAAAGATTCTGCGGCGGCGATGATCGTTGGGAAAGCCGATGGCCGCCTGATAGGCGTCGGCATAGTCGTTGTCGGAGAGGCCGCGGACGTCAGGCAGCGGCGTTGCCGGCCGCACATGGGACTGTCGGATTGCGGCGGCCTTCGCCTCTCGATAGGCGGCGGCATCTAGCTGTCTTGCATCCGCGGTCGGGTCGTTCTCGGTCATCGTTCATCGTCCCATGAAGTCGATATGTAGTTTTCTGGAGGTCATCTTCTGTTTGTCGCCCCACCAGACCCCGATTGCGGCGCTAAGAACCAGGTCGTCATGGATCGAATCCCGCCACGCATCATAGCTATCATGACCGGTCGCTGAGATTTTCGCCTTGAAGTTCAATAACTCTTCTTCAAGTTCTGTGATCGCTGGAATCTTGGAGCTAAGCTTGAGCCGTTCCTCCTGGAACGCTGTCAGCAACACAGTGACCAGATTGCGCTTGGGCACTGAATATGTGCCGTCGTCGCCGTTGTGCTCCTCGCGACCTCCGGTGATCGTCACGCCGATCGGCCGCAGGCCGGCCTTGCGCATCGCGTCGACCACCGGGCGCCCGACTCCGGTGTAGTCGACGACCAAGTCTGGCCGCTTTCCGCTCATCTCGCCGAGGCTGACAACCATGCTCTTCACGACGTCCACGACGGTCGGATAGTCAGTTCCCAGAGGAAGGCGCTGGGCGTGTCTCAGCGCGTGGTGCAGAACGGGTGGGCGAATGGCTTCGCCATCTTGCGCGCCCTCGAAAATTTCCTTTGAGCGCTCAAAAACGCAAATCGCGGTGTAGTCCTGGCTCTGCCCCAGGTCGACCGAGACCGTATGGCCCGCCGGCTTCTTAGTGTGAACCGTCCAGGTCATGTGAGCGCCCCCATAGTCACGAGCTGTTCTCGGCTGAAAATTGGCTCTATCTCGTCGGTGATCGCAGATTGGACTAGCTCAGAACCGAATATTTGGTTGGTCGTGTCGGTAAACTGGCATTCGAATTCCTGAGCGTATCGGTGTGGCAACATCTTCTTTCGCATGCGCGCGAGAAACTGCGGCTTGATACGGGGACAGGCGCTCGCCGGCACCTTGATGCGTAACCAGTCCGGGTCGCCGCTGGACCAGGCCTCATAGAAGAAACCGCGGCGACCGTTTGGCGTGCTCAGAATCACTAGCCGGCCGTCGCTCACCGCCAGCATAGGCAAGATCGCTTCGAAGAGCTCGTCTTGGACGAACGCCCCCTCGTCGATGATGATGAGGTTGGGCGCGCTGTAACCGCGCAGGTTGTCCGGGTCGCCGGGGAGCGCGACAACCTCTGATCCGTTGCTGAGAACGAAGCTTAGGCGATTGTCGGTCTCCAACGGCTCAGCGGGATCATCAAGCGCTTTGACGAATTGGTTGATCTTCCGCGCGCAAAACGCCGACTGCCGTTGGGTGGGCGCGACGCAGAGGGTGAGCGATCCAGGGACGTACACGGCCTGGTGGGTCGCGGCGACCGCCGTGGTCGTGGTCTTGCCGCTCTGGCGAGACACGTTCACCAGTGTCGAATCTTCAGCCTGGAGAAGCTGGGCCTGCCAAGGGTCTGGCCTGAATTTGAGGCGGTTGATCGCAAAGATGACCGGGTCGAGCGCGTAGGCTAGATGGCTATCAAGTCCCGCCATGGATCACCTCGCCTTCGATCACCGGCTGATGGTCTCGCTCGGAGTTCATCAGCACGGCGGCGACGGCCGCCCTTGCCTCAGGGAAGGGGCGCAGCACCTGCAACAGCGTCTTCTGAAGCCGCAACCAGTCCGGCGACAGATGGACGTGCTGGACTGGTTGCGAGGTCCGCTCGCGCAGTTCTCCGGTCTGCCGAGCGATGAACTGTTCGATCTCGCGCAGCTCCCGGAGAAGCGGGGCGAGGCCCTTCGCGTCGCCCGCCTCCACTGCGAGATTGTAGAGGTGCCACGCACCGGCGCGGTATGCGGCCAGCCGCTCCAGAAGCGCCGGCTCCTCCTCTCTGAGGATCTCCGCGACCGTCGCGCTCGGCCGGAGGTAATCGGCCTTGAGCGACCCCTTCACGCTGTCATCAACGTGTTTGGCCCAGTGGCGCCACACGGCGTCGGGGCTGACGCCGTACGAGTGGCCGACACTCCGGCGACTACCGCCCCGCGCCAGCGCCATCTCGATCCGGGCCCGATCGGGATGGACGCAGATCGAACACCGTGTGTTGAGGCCCTTGCGGCGCAGGTCGACCGCCTTCGACTTCCGGGCGGTGGCCATCGAGCGTTACTCCGTCAGATTGGTGGCGACGCCGCGGCGGATGGTGACTGGCAGCGGGCTCAGCCCCTTGGACCTGACCAGAAGGGCCTGGCCGGTCGCACTCAGCGGGGAGGGGTTGAGCCGAACGGCATGGCCGGGCCCGACGATGTGGCCGGACCACGCGGCCGGCGGCGGGTTGGCCTGAGACCAGGGGCACCACTCAAGCGGATCATGGCCGCCGTTCTCGATCACCAGCACGTCGGCATGGGCGTATCCGGCCGGCGGCGGGGCCAGCGGCAGCACGTTGTCGGGCAAGGTGACGCGGCGCACCGCGGGGTTGACGGTGGCCCTGGTGACCGACGTCTGGAGGAGCGTTTGGCTGGGCGCGAAGCCGGCCTCAGCCGCGCCGATGGGCGCGGTGGTGGTCGAATGCATGGTGTCTCCGTTGGGGAACCGGGTCGAGGCGTGGGCGCGTCGGCACGGCAGAAGTACGCGCGGAATTGTGGCGCGCTGGATGGGCGCCCAGGACGGGCGCGGACGTAGTCGGCTGGGGTGGTGGCCTGATGGAGGTGAGGCGGGCCTAGACGCCCGCCCGTCGGTCGCTGGAACTAGGCCGCACGCTCCAGGACCCGTTTGACGGCCATGGGCGTCCAGGTGGCTCCCCGCGAGGTGGGGATGCTCGCTTCGTTCAGCTTCGCCGCGATCGCCGCCAGTGACAGCCCCTCGGCCTTGTGAGCCTCGATCACGGGCATGACACGCTTGGCGAACGCGTCGGCCTTAGTCTTGATCGCCGCAACGCCAAGGTCAGGACGCGGCGTTGGGATGGAGCGGGAGCCGCCGAGACGGGTGATCGTCTTGCCGGCGCGCGTGGTGTAGGCGCCGTCCTCGGCCAGGCGACGCTTGATTTCGTCAAGCGCAGCCTTGGTTCTGGCCGATACGGCCTCACGTTCCTGCTGAGCGACGGCGGCCATGATGTGGACGGTAAGCCTGTTGGCCTTGGGCATGTCGCACGCGATGAAATCGATCCCTTGACGCTCTAGGCCGGTCAGGAAGTGGACGTCGCGACTGAGCCGATCGAGCTTGGCGATGATCAGCGTAGCGCCCTTGAGGTGACAGGTGCTGATCGCCGCGGCCAATTGCGGGCGATCATCGTCGCCGCCGGACTCGACCTCGACGAACTCGCCGACCAGCTTCCAATTCCCGCCGTTCAGGTAAGCCATCACGGCGCTGCGCTGGGCCTCCAGGCCAAGGCCGGAAAGACCTTGCCGGGCGGTGCTGACGCGGTAGTAGGCGACGAATTTCCCGTCCATATCAAACCTCGCGACGAACGTTGCTTGATTTGATACGACCTCACGAGGCTGTTGGCAAGCGCCTTCATCGCAGAAATGCCAGGCTGATCAACGGTTTCGGCACCGACGCCGCTGCGCCGACCGCACCGCCCTAAAGGGCGGTGAACCGCCGCGCGCACGATCCTCCAGACCGCGTCCGCAGGCTCGCGCCAGCGCTTGAACACTGGCGCGCGCGAACAGCAAATAGGCGGCATCTATCGCCTTCGTTCACGTGCTCGACCACAACCCCTTTCGATCATCAAGGCCTGCCATGTGATCCGCCGTCAGGGGTTGGATGCGCTAGGTCTTCACGCAACCGGCCGAGCGGGAGCGAGAACCCTGGTCCAACTGGATAGAGGATCTACCCACTCCCTCCAGAACCAGGCGTCCGACGGATCGGGAGAGGCGAAGGCGATCACCGGGCAGGGGAGACATTCGATCTCCACCGGGTCTGTCCTCATGGCGCCGGCTTCGTCCAGTATGACCAGGGTGGGGCTGAGGCTGAGGAGGCTCGGCGAGCGGTCGATGGGGCCCACAACGATGTGGCCGCCGCCCCCTGTTTGCTGTTCGCACAGGCCGGAGACCGTCCTGGGGGGCTGGCCGGTTGTTATCAGGGCCCGGTCTACCGCTTCCCCGGCCAAGTGTGCGGTCAGGTCATCTGGCGTGAGCATGATGACCATCGCGCCGGGCGCTGCCTTGGCGACGCGAGCCGAGATGATGGCCGCGGTGGTGGTCTTGCCAGATCCGCGAGGGGCGCAGACGAGTGTTCGCTCGCCAGCGTTGGCAACCATGGTCTGCCAGCCGTCCAGCACGAGGCCACGGTGATGGCGGCCGGAATGCGTGGTGGCGTTCACGCCGAAGCGCGCGTCGTAGACTCCCATTGGATGTCTCCGGTCAAGTTGGTGAGCTGGTGGGCGCCTTTAGGCGGCGCGGGGCCTGTCGACGACCAGGTCGATGTTGCGAGCGCTGAGGTAGGGGCCGAGGTAGATTTCAAGCCGCTGGCGGGTCAGATCGCGTGGGCAGATGATCGTCGGGCTCGGGGCATCCTGCCATCCGCATGGATGCAGCCACGTCATGGCCCAGGCCTCGCCCTGTTTGGCGACGACGTCGGACCAGAGCTCGGCTGGCCCATGCCATGCGGTCGCCGCGGCGGCGGGAGCCGAAGCGGTCGGGCTAACCGACGCCTTTTTGGGCGCGCCCTCGATCGCTTTGAGTACCCAGTTGCGCCAGGCCGCCCGCCAGTCGCGGCAACGGCGGTCGACTTGACTGGCGTGATTGCGGAAGCGCTCGGCCTGCAGCGCCGCGTCGAGGTCGACACCAGCCTGCCGCATTCGGGCCTGAGCATCCGCAATGTCGCCGGCCGATGGGAAATCGTCCGGAACGGGCGTCTCGGGAGAGCGCCTTCTCGCGTTGCCCTTCGGCGAACTGTTCGCGCGTAGAGAGGCGATAGACTCTCTATCTGACTCTGACTCTGGTTCTGGAGGCGCGCGCGAAGAGGAGCAAATCTCCGGCACTTGCTTAGCAATTGCTGGAGGTCTGTCATTGTTTTCGTTGGTGTTTTTCGAATTCCTAGCTGTTTTCCGTCCACCAGCTGTGCCAGATATCGCCCGAACTTCTCGCAGATGTTCGAGCGACTTAAGCTCGATATCGGCCCGATCATTGCCGATCATGCCGTCGACGGTGACGTAGATTTTCCCCAATTCGATGAGCTCAGAGCGGACCCGACGCCAAACTCGGGGGTCGCAATTGAGGTGCGCGCACATCGATCGCTCACGATCGGCGATCGGGCCGCCGTTCTCGTAGATTAGATCGACGATGGTCGCATGAGCCCCGCGCTGCGCAAGGGTGAGAGCCTGCGCGCCGCGCAGTGCGTCGCTCGGATAGCGCTTATAGTAGGGGAGGCTCCTCAACGGCTCGGCCTCGCACGCGAGATCCGAAGGCGCGCGATTTCGAGGCGAGCCTCGGCAAGATCGGCCTCGAATTGTGTCGCGCGGAGTCTCCAGTCACGGCATTCGCGCCGGAGTGTTCTGATATACCCAGCAACCTCGGGGGCGACCTGGCCGTCGAGCGAGTTGGTGGGAGCAGTGGTCGTGTGATTATCCGAACCGCGGCGCGGCATTCGGCTTACCTTCATGGTAGGGGGCATCAGCCCCCGGCTTCAGCATGTGGGGCGCGGGCACCCTCAGTAGAATTCGACCGCCACGGTTTGCCCGGTGCCTGGAACGACCACGATGCCGGTGAGGCAGGGCCAATCGAACTCGTAGACTCCCACCGCATTGGGGATCGCCCCGAACTGATTGGCCGCGGCGACGCCACCGGTGGTGTTGGTGTCGTAGAGCGCGCCGACAGCGCTCCCCGCCACCACCACGCTCACGCGCATGAAGCGGCCGGGAGAGCCTTTCACGAGGTCGGGCGCGGTGATGTTGAGGATGGACAGGCCGTAAGGGGCCGACTCGACCCCCACCGGCACTTCAGGCGTAACGCCGCCACTGGCGAGGGGGGACGACATGGGTCACCTCATAGGTTGGCGAACTGGTCAAATTCGATCTCACTCCGCCGCCGCGGACACCCGGTGCCGTTCGAGAAACTCCTCCAGGTCAGCAACCTTGATCAGCCGACTCGCTCCAACTTTGAGGTAGGGGAGTTCGCCGCGCTGCATCGCTTCGTATAGGGTCGACTGGCCCAGGCCGGACGCCGCTACGGCGTCACGAACCTTCATGGCGATGCGCTCCTTGAGCTGCATGATCAACGGGCCTCCGGAGGGGAGCTCGGCCGGATGGCGCCTGCGACCCAAGCCCGAAGGTCACCCACACGATAGACGACGCGGGATCCGAAGTGCTGGACCGGCGGCCCGGAGCGCTGGCAGAACCATCTGGCCAAGGTCTGGGGTTCGACCTTCAGGCCCATCGCCTTCAACAGGTCGGACGCCTCGCGGCGAGAAGCGAAGCGATCGTCGGGCCACGACAAAGCGGCGGCGGGCGCGTGAGCCGGCGCCCGCGTGTCATACTGCACGTCGGTCATAGTTGTTTCCTGCGGGATCTTGGGGGTGGTAGTTCGGGCACCTAAACAAGAAAGCCCCAGACTATGCTGGGGCTCAATCGGAGTTGCCGGACGCGGAGATTTCAGCCTGCTATTTCGAACACAGAAAGGTCATTCGCCGGACGTGTCAACCGGGAATGGATATGTTTGCCTTATGTTGGGTGGTGCGAAATTGACGACCGACACGACCAACGCAAAGCGACCAGCCTGCTATTTCTATGGTCTCAAAGGTCATTCGTTGCCGATGTCAAGCGGGCTTTGCCTTGTGATGGATGAGCCTCCGTCGCTTGGCTTAATTGCCGCCGTGACCTCAGGCGACGCCCGTGCAGAAAGCGGCCCAGCTCTCCATCATCTTCCGGCGTCGCTCCAATGCGTCTGACCGCCGATAGGCCAACTCAACCTCATTGCCGACGGAGTGGGCTAGGGCTTGCTCCGCGATATCCCGCGGGTAGCTTGTGGCATCGCCGGCCCAATCCCGAAACGCGCTCCTGAATCCGTGCGCCGTGATCGTTGGATAGCCCATGCGCCGGATCAGGCGCATGACCGTCGCATCCGAGGTCGGCCGTTTCGCCAAGAGGCCAGGGAAGACGTAGGCGTCGGACTGTCGGTTGGAGCCTAGAGCCATCGCCATGACCACGTCCATCGCCGCGCCGGACAGGGGGACACGATGCTCGCGGCGTCCCTTCATGCGCGCTGCTGGGACAGTCCAGAGCTTGGCGTCCAGATCGAATTCCGACCATGTCGCGCCCAGGACTTCGCCGGAGCGCGCCGCGGTCAGGATCATGAACTCGAGCGCCTTCGCCGAATTCGCGGGGCGCGCCCGTAACGCTGCCACAAACGCCGGGAGATCCATGTAGGGGAGGGCGGCCCGGTGCCCGTGGGTGAGCTTCCGCCGAGCCGCCAGCCGGTGCTTGAGGTTCCCCTCCCACGCTGCGGGGTTCTCACCGGTCCGATGTCCGGCGGCCTTCGCCGCGTCCAGCACCTGGGCGATCTGGCCGCGCAAGCGTGAGGCGGTTTCGTGGCGCGTCGACCATAGAGGCTTTAGAACGGCCAAAACGTCGTCCGACGTGATTTCGTCAACCCGTTTGGACCGGAGCTTGTCGGCAAAAGATGGGATCAGCTTTCCATCGACCCAGCTGCTTCCCTCGCGCCGCTTCGTGACCCGCGGCGCGCCGATCGCGCGGCGCCATGACGCTTCATGCTTCGGGTTCTTGAAGCCCTTGCACACCTCAGCGAGCACTTCGTCTGCGACGTCGCCGAACGTCGGAATCGCTTCCTCGGCGCGCTTCGCCTCGATTGGGTTGACGCCGGCGCCGATCTGTTTGCGAGCGCCCTCGGCCTTCTCGCGGGCCATCTTAAGCGAGACCTTGGTCAGGCCGCCGAGACCCATTTCCTTGAGCTTGTTGCGCCAGCGAAACAGGAACAGCCATCGTGCTGAGCCTGTAGGCTCAATCAGAAGATAGAGGCCGTCACCATCGGAGAGGCGGATCGCCTTGGGCTTCGCGTCGGCCGGGCGCTTCGTTTCGGTCAGGCTGGCCGCGATCTCGAATGCGGCTTTTCCCTCTGCCTTCGCAATGCGATCGACTGAGATTGACGCAAGCGCTTTTGATGCCTTAGCCAT